GTAGTAAATTTTTTTAAATGCAGATCCTGCTAGTGGTAAATAAAATAACAATTGATCTGTGTCTGGTGTGTACTCTTCCATTTCTTCCATCAACATATAGTTCATGAAATCTTTTACTCTAGTTGCTTGGTCTTCAACTTCTTTTGTTTGTGCACCAATCACTGTAGTTCTTACAGGACCATCACTTGGTAATAATTCTTTATAAGCTTGTGCTTGGAATTGTGTTACAGCTTCTGATAAGAGCGGATGGGTAACACCACTTGCACCTTGAAACGGTCTAGTATTTTGAACATACTTGAATCCAAGTAAATCTAAACCTTGAGTGTAAGCCTGCTCCCAATCCGATCTTGAAACTTTATCTCGTTTGTAATCCTGAACAAGTTGTGCAGACATTCGACCAAGAACTCGGTCATCCATATCTTCAGCTAGGTTTCTATAAAAATCTTCTTCAGGTGCTTCCTCTTCAGGAAGTTCTTCTTCACCCTCAACTTCGACGTCAACTTCTTCTGTTTCAACTTCTTCTTCAGGAAGTTCATTTTGTTTCTCTATTTCAGCCATTAGTATAGTTTAGTTGGTTTTAAATTCACCATCTTTCCGCCTCTAGCTTTGATCATTTTACCCGCTTTAGCACCATCCATAGGACCAAGTCCGAAGTTTTCACTTCCAGGTGTTTTAGGAATATTAATAACTTCTTTAGTAAGAAAGTTTTTAATTTTTTGTCCCATTCCGATTGAACCAGCTTTTGTTCCAGCTCCACCTCTCATGATACTATCTTTGTATACAGTTTTTTTTGTATTAGCCATTTTTCTAGCCATTGCACTTGCAGAAGAACCGCCTCTACCACTATCAACATTTGCAGCAGTAGCTCCTTTTGCACCGGCACCTAGCATTTTAGCTCCAGCAAAACCAATTAAGGCTGCCTTCATAGCTTTTTTTAATTTTTTGCTTGCCATGATAATTATCTCCTATTTGTTATAACAGATTTATAATATCACGCAAATATATTTACGACTAGACCACCCGTGTTGTAGGCTTTGAAAGGTTTTGAGGCCATTTCTGGAGTTACCTTAATTGCAAATGCATCAAGGTAATTTTCAGGAGAATCGCCACTTATGAACTTAACATCTCCACCATATCGTCCTGAATAGTATTGAGCCTCTTGTTCAGTTCTAAAAGCTGCTATGTGTTCCTTAGTTTTATCTGGATTTAAACCAAATTGTTTTCTTCTAGATCCATCTACGTCTTTAAGAACTTTGTAAGGTCTATCAGGATCTGATTTTGCTACAGGAATTGTCTTAACTTCTGAGTTATATTGTTGAGCTAATCTTTTCATCACTGCAGGTAAGGTCGCCATTTTTTTAGGATCTGTATATTGAGGTTTTCCATCTTTATCCGCTATTGGGACATCTTTATCTTCTATTCTTCTAACGACTCCTTGTGGGCCACCATATTTTTCAAAACCTGCTTTACCTGTTCTTGTTCCATAAAATTCTATGTCTCCTAAATACCTTGTTCGTTTAGCATGGTGTAGATATTCAACAGGTGTAATTGCAACATAATCTAATCCTTGATCCGCTGCATCTTTCAATTGGTTTTTAAGTGCATGAGCTCCCCAGTTTTCTTTTCCATGTAAAGGTAAAAATGGAATCCCTTCTTGTGCTTGTGCAGAACTAATGTTTGAAACGTTTAAAGAATTTTTTCTAAGTTCCCCAAAGTCAGTTTTCAATTGATCAAATCGCTTCATATCATCTGGTGTCATTCTAATGCCCTTACGTGAAATACTAGTCATCTCATCTACAATCTTTTCTAGTTTTCTATTTGCAGAGAAGAATTCTATTTCATTACCAAACGCATTAACTACCTTATCCCTTGCTGGATTTTCTTTTCTTAACTTTTGATGGTAGTCAGATTGTATTTCATCAATCAACATTACTTTTTGATTTCTAGGATTAGCTCCACCATTTCGAATAGATCCTCTTGTATGATACACCTGATTAGGAATCTTTTTTGTTATTCCATATTCTGATCTGTAATGTGCATTATAATCAGCAGGTAATTTTTGACCGTAAGGTAAGGGTCTTGGATAGTAAACTACATTTTCAAAATACTCATCACCACCTTTAGTTCGATAATCACTATAACCCCCATACTTTGGTACCATCCCTTGAGTTTGTTGAAGTTGTAATCGTCTTCCAACATCTGTACTTAAATTTTTAGCAAAATTAGTAACGCTTGTTACTTCATTTGGATCAATACCAACACCCGCTCTAGTTGCTTTCTCAGCTAAAGCTTTAACATTTTCAATTGGTCCATCAAAGACTTTTAAAAGTTCACTGTCATTAAATATTTGACTATCATCACCATCAATCACTCTGAACTGATTATTAAATCTTGCATTAATTTTTCGTAAATCTTTTTGTACTGCCATTATGTCTTGCATAAGTTCTGCTTGAGCTTGAGTTGCATCATCTAATCTTATATTACTTATTTTGGTAGAAATCTCACCTAAAGTTGCATCTAGTGTTTTAGAAACTTCTTCTGCGTCATCTACAATCTTAGGATCTATTCTAAGCTTTCTCATTTTTAAATTATTCACAGGAGCTTTTTCTACGATGTATAATAGATCCATTTTAGTTAATGGTATCTTTTTCTCCATTGCAGTTTTTAAAAAACCACCAACAACATTTCCATCTTTATCAAATTGAACCAAGTTAGAATCCCACAATTCTTCTTTCTTAACGGATTGGTTAATATTTTTAAAATTTGGATTCCCTGTTTTAAAAGATCCAGGACCGCCTGATTTAAAATCTTTAATCCACTCTTCTGGTTTCCGTGCACCTGCAATCGGGTGTCTCGCAATGTAATCCCAAAGTGATGAACCAATTCTGTTAGTCTTACCTCCTCTGGATAATGGATTGTTGTAAGCAAGTTTTTTTAACTCATTAGATTTTTGAATTGCTTCTTGTCTGATTTGTTCTTGTTGAGATATTTGAGGTCTAGTCATTAACTGTCCTCTTTCAACTTTAGTTGGAGCAATTGTTAAAATTTCTTCTACCTCATCAACTGGTTCCTTGATCCGTGAAACGGGTAGCTTGGGTGTTGTAAGGGAGGTGATCTTTTTAAGGGCTCTACCAATCGGTGTTCTAAGAGCCACGGCTCCTGCACCAGCTACTGCAATACCCGCAAGTCCTCTTGCAGCTGACGGGTCATAAGGTTCAGCTAAATCAGAATCTACCTTAGGGACTGAAGATGTTGGTTGATCTTCAAGTATTTCTTTTTTGTAAAGTTCACCAAGTCCAGCCATTAGTCAATTAAATCTTTAATGTAATCTCCGCCTTTAGTAACTTCGACTTCACCACCGGTATACATGTTTGCAGTTTCTTGTTTTGTAGCTTTTTGATAAAGATCAGTGAGCATGTTTTTTTTATTACTTACATATTCCGTATCGTTCGGTGTAGCCGTAGCTGTTTTCTTATTTGCTTTACTAAATGCTTTCGCTCCGAGTGCTCCTAGTGCAAGAACACCTAACACTGCTTTAACAGGTTTTTTACTTCCCTTGCTGTAAGTCTTAGCACCTTCAGGTCTTAAATAATCTTCTGGATGTTCTTTAACAGGATCATACATTTTACCATCAACCATAAAAGGATCTCCTAGATAGACAATGTTCTTATTACCCATTGCCATATCTCTAGCTTTAGGCATTTTCTTTTTTTTATTTTTTGACATTATAGTAAATCCTTAATGTAATCTCCGCCTTTTAAAATCATCGCACCTTTAGATGCTTTTTTAACTTTAGCTCTATCTCTTGTGCTAGCACTAAGTTCATCCATGCCTTCAAGAGCTTTTTCAGCTTCTCTTACATCAGATTGTGTAAGTCTATCTTCACCTTTATTAGCTTGAGCCAAAGTGTAAGCTCTTCTTTTTTGATACGCTAGGCTTTTTGCTTCTGCGTCTGTCATTTTACCCATAATATTTGTACTCCTTTGGAACGTTGTATAATTCTTCTTCATGGTCATTTAATAACTCGATGAAGTTTCCTTGTCGGTATCTTAACACGGCTTGTGTGGTACTGTCGACATAGTCATCGTGAGCTCCATGAGGGAAAGCTGCGCATTCTTCAATGACTTCTTCAGCAAATTTCTCGTCTTCTGGATAATATATTTGGCCACTTTCGAATACTGGTGCGCAGGCGTTGACCCGTGAATGCTTGTCCTTGCCCCGTGACGGTACGAATGGAATGACAGGAATCCCCATCCGTCTGAACTCTTGCATGAGTGGTTCCCCTGTAGCCTTAGCCTCAATGATCACGGACTCAGGCTCCCAGTATTTGTATTGATCCATTGCGATTGCTTTTAGTTCTGGAAAATCAAACTTGCCTTTCATTGCATCTAATAACACCATTGCAGGTTTACCATCTTCTTTTGGAAAGAAGACTCCCCAAGTTGTAATAGCAGAATAGTCAGCAGTTTCTTTTGCACTGAATGCAGTATCATAAGATTGAATAACATGTTGTAGTCTTGGCATGGTTGGTTTATCCCAAGGTACCCACCATTCTCTTTTTAAGATTGCACCTTCTTCTGATGTTGGGTTCTGCATATACTGTGCAGACCAGTTTCTTATTGGAAGTGATGCTTTAACTTTTTCTAATTCTTCTAGTTCCCAATACTCAGGCCAAACAGGTTTTCCTGAATCTAATATTGCAGGAAATGAAATTACATTCCACTTGTCAGCACGAGGCTCTTTTTGAGCCTTGATTAATCTTCCTGTCAAATCATCTTCAGCCCATCTTGTCATTACAACTACAATTGAGCCTCCAGGTTGAAGACGTTGTCTTGGTCCTGACACATACCAATCGTATGCTCTTTCCATAGCTGATTCAGACATGGCATCTTGCTCAGTATGTGGATCGTCGATAATAAGTAAGTCCGCCCCTCGTCCTGTGATAGAACCGCCAACACCCGCTGCAAAGTATTCCCCACCATGATTGGTCTCCCAACGTCCTTTTGCCTTACTATCTTCTCGTAGTTTAACATCTCCAAATATATTTTTATACTCCCTCTGTTCCATAAGGTTCCTAACTTTAGAACCAAATCTTGATGATAATTCTGCGTTGTGCGAAACCTGCATAATTTTTAGATTTGGATACTTCCCTATCATCCAAGCAGGAAACAAGAATGAAGCAAATTCTGATTTAGTATGTCTAGGGGGCATATTGATAATGAGCCTCCCTTTTTTTGTGTCAGAAATTTTTGTAAACTCAGATGCTATATGTTGATGGTGCCCCCATTTTTTAGGATTAGGATCCAATCTACATATAAAATCAGGCCAAACTTCCTTCACAAAATATATAAAATTATCCTGGCACAACTTTATGTGCTCAATCCATTTTTTTTCTACAGCTAATCGAAGCTGTTCATTGGTTAGTAATTCTTTTTGCATTGGGTCCCCTTTTAATATAACCCATAATAAAAATATAGTCACTACATCTATCAATCAGAGTTTAAAGGCCAGATCGTCAGATACATCTTCGGGTTGTGCGTGGCGTCAATATCTTGTGTTAAAGTTTGGTTTTGGTACTAGGTTTGGTACCTCTATTGGTCGGTGATGCGTGTGGACAGGTGTGAGATGGTAGGAAGGTGATAGCCCGAAGGCTATCACCTATAATTTATTATTGGTTAAAGTCTTGCCCATTCTGGATTAATTCCAAGATAGGTTTTAGATTATTTACAAGCTTACCTTTTAACTCATTCACTATTGGGTCATTAGGATATTGGATAATGATTTCCTCAACAGCACTCTCTAATTGTTTATACATGAACTGATAGTTTAGTCCTGTATCAAGTGAGTTAGAACTTGCTTGTTCAACTTCATTATTGTTCTTTTTACTTTCAATAATGTTATTTACCATTTTAACTAAGTTAGACATAATTATATTTCCTTTTGTTGAACTTTTATTTTAACTTCTGTTGTATGCATATCAACTAAAAATTCCTCATATAACTTTGGGAATTTTTCTTTGAACTTGCTTACATCAAACCTTTTCATAACTCTATTAATCAATTGAGCATAACCCTCAACATCATCTAACTTATCAATCATAATAAGATTAGTTTTTAGAGTTTTAAAAGTTTCAACATGAGTAGGCTTAATTAAATCATTAGCCTTTTTTTGTTGTTTAGTTTGTTCAACTGAATAATGATAATTCACTATTTCTTGTTGTTGAACTTTAGTTGCTTTCAATTGTCTTTTAGACT